TGTATGTTTCTCTACTCAATACATTAATAAAGAAGGAGAACAGAAAGTAAGATGGACTAAGATCGGTGTTATGTTTATTAAAGAAAACGACAGTATGAATATTAAGTTAGATGCTATGCCGTTATCAACTAATCAACTATGCTGCTTTAAGAAAGAACAAAAGGCTAGTGGGTTCGGAACTAAACCAAAGTTAGATATAAAAGATGATCTCCCATTTTAATAATTTAAAAAACTATGAAAGCTGTCATTATCGCAGGAGGGGAAGGAACAAGACTAAGGCCACTTACTTATGAGATTCCTAAACCAATGATCCCGGTACAAGGAAGGCCAGTTGTACAATATTTATGCGAGAACTTTATTGAATACGGATGCGATCAAGTAATAATCATAGTTAAAGCTAAAGATGTTAGGATGTTCGCTAATTGGGGATTAGTCTTTTTGAAGAATAACAAGATCCCACTTAGTAAGATGCAATTAATTATTGAGCGGAAACCTTTAGGAACTTTCGGAGCTTTAAGATTAGCTCAACCTTTCTTAAAAGGGGAAAAGGATTTCTTTGTAACTAATGCAGATGAGATAAAAGATATAAATTTACATAGCTTATATCATACTCATAAAAAGAATGAGGCTTCTATTGCTACTCTAGCGGTAAAAGCGAATGCAGATAAAGAATCCTTTGGGAATGTACTATATGATAAAGAATCTGAGAAGATCCTTAATTTTGCCGAAAAATCAGAGGTAAAGAAAGGAAAGTTTATTAGTTTGGGGATGTATTGTTTAAATAAAGCTATTTATGGTCAGATGCCTAAAAGTGATTTCTTAATGCTAGAAAATGATCTATTCCCTAAATTATCTAATAAAGGAAGGGTATATGGATATAATCACGAAGGACAATTCTTTCCTACTGATGATTTTAAGAAATACGAAGAAGCGATTTTAAAATACAAGCACAAAAAACCAAAATACAAAAAGAGTGTATAATAAGAATATAATTTAATTTATAGCCTATGCCAAAAACAAAGAAAAGTGGGGGTACGCTAAAGACAACGAAGAAAAAAAGTTGGGCAACTACAATCAGGGAGATGATCGGAAGGACAGAAGATGTCACCGTCTTGGATAATGATTGGAATATAACCAACCTTTTTGCTAATCCCACCCTTGACACTTCAAAGCCAGTTTATGCTTTGAATATGTCAATCTTCAAATGCTCTATTACTACTGACAAAGAAGGGAAGAAATTTGGTCAGGAGTATATATTAGGAGCGACCTTTGGGAAACCAATCGTTAATTCTTGTGCAGCCTTTGCATTTTCAGGACTTAATCCTCCTCAGTTAATAGGGGAAGGAGATTATATTGATAAAATGAATAACTTTCTTTATAAGGAAAGGAAATCATTGTTTTTAATGATGCGAGATGGGATGCGAGATGGCGATGCTTATTTAAGATTAATGATAAATGAAGATAATGAACCTTATTTAGAATTAGTTTCTCCTGAAATGGTTGATATTATTATAGATCCTGAGAATGTTAATAATGTTCTAGGATATAATATCACTCATATTATTCCAAAGGATGAGTATAACATGGAAAAAGAAATAATAATTGAGGAGTATAGAAAAAAATCTCCTTATTATAAAAGAGTTAAAATGGTCAGTAATAGGAAAGAAATACAAGAGGAAACAGATGATATTCCTTTTCTAGCTATGGCTCATTTTGCTAATGAGAAAGATGCGAATGCTTTAAACGGAACATCAGACTATCAGAATATCTATGTTTTAATGAAATCATATCATGGGGTTATGGAGAATGCGATTAAAGGAACTATCTATAACTCACAGCCAACTCCTATTATTAAAGGGATCAAGAATTTTACTTCATTCCTAAGAAATAACTTTAAGGAGAACGGATCTAGCGAAGCAGGAGCAGCTAAATATGATGTTCAATATAACGCTAATAAAATGATGTTATTAGGGGAAGGGATGGATATGGAGATGCTTACGATCCCGGATCATATAACGCCAGCGACTAAGATGTTGGAATATATATTTTATTGCATTGTTCAAGCTTCTGAAACACCAGAGTTTGTAATGGGGACTGCGGTCCAATCATCTAAGGCTAGTGTATCGGAGCAATTACCAGTAGTAGTAAACAAAGCAGCAAGGAAAAGAGTGCAGTTTGAAGATGCGCTATATGAAATAATTGATATCTATACTAAATATTTATTAGCTACAAATGGAGTTAAAGAATCAGATGTAAAAGATACTGAAATAAATATAGAGTGGCCTTCAATAGAAACTGAGGATAAACAGCTTAATTTAGATATAGTTAAGACTTTATTAGCGGAAGGGATTATAACGGCTGAAACTGCTTTAGGATTAACAGAAGTTAAGGTGCAAGATATTGGGGAGGAGGTAGCAGAAGCTAGAAAACAATCAATTCAAAAGGCGATTGATGAGGCTCAAAACTCAGATATTTATAGCCCTTATTCTGCATCACAACAAGCTAATGAAGATGTTAAAGAAATGACCGATAAAGATGATTATAAATCAGATAAAAAAGTTAAATAATGCCTCTTAATAAAATTGATCAAAAACAGATACAGGAAAGGATCAGAGCGGAGAAAGATGTGGATTCTCTATTGCGGTCTTTAAGCAAAGAAATGCGAACTAAATTGCTAAAGAAATATAAGAAAGATGAGCTTGTAAGGGATTTGACACTCATTACAACTGCTTTCAGACCGTTGATAGAGGCTTACTGGGATGAGATTGAACAGGTTATTTATAACAGGGCTGGATCAGTACAAGGGAAGGTCATAAAGGATCAGAGAAAAGGATATGTAGAATATTTAGCATCAGCTAAAAGGATCGCTAAACCAGAGGACAAAAAGAAAATAGACAAATTGATAGTGAAAACTAATAAAGAGTTTGATATACTAGAACAACGCAACGAAGGTTTATTAAAAGCCAGAAAAGTATTTGACGATCAGACGATAGGAGATCGGATAAAAAGCATGTCAGGAGCGACAAAAAGGACAGTTCAGAATATAGTTGCAGATGGCATACAAAAGGGGAAATCGGCTGGGGAAATAGCCAAAGATATTGATGCCTATATTAAGGGCGGTATAAAAGGTTATAAATCTCCTTATGATTATTATAGAGAAAGATTTGGAAAGGAAGGGAAGAAAACAATATTTAACAAATTAATAACAAAGGGATATATAAGAGAGGGATCGGTGAGTTATCAGTCATTAAGGATAGCGAGAAGTGAAATTAATATGACCGCTAGAATAATGCAAGGAAGGATCAATGATGGAAGTGCAATAGTTAAAGGATATAAATGGCATTTATCAGCTCAACACCCATCATATCCTTATAAAGAAATATGTGAGATCTATGCGGAGAAGAAACTATGGGAAACAATCCCATCATATCCGCATCCAAATTGTATGTGCTACACAACAGTTGTACCAATAAAGAAAAAAGATTTCCTGAAAACATTATAAATAACTAAAAATATATGCTTAAAATGGCATTCCTTACTCCTTCTCGGAGCGAAAGATGTGGTATATGGACCTATACCAACTATATGCATCAGGCTATGCAGCCACTATTAAAAGATGAGGGCATTGAAATAAAGCTCTTTATGAATTTTGATGAGTTCAAAGCAACTAAATATAAATATGATTTAGTTCATATTCAAGATGAGTATGGGATCGTTCCCAATGAAATGCTTAGTCACTTTAACGACAAAAAGATTCCTTATGTTATAACAATGCATACTATTTGGGATAGGCAAAAGATGCACCACGATTTATTAGAAGATAGAAGTTGTAAGCTAATTATATTACATTCAGAAGATCAGTTACGAATCCTTAGTATTACGAACCCCATGATAGCAAGCAAGGTCAAGATCATCCCACACGGTAGTTTCCCGTCAGAAGTAGATGATTACAAGCCTCGGAAGGATAAAGTCGTATTTGGGGCGTTTGGGTTCTCAGGTTTCCCTAAGAGGTTTATTGAAACATTGATCTCTTTAAAGAATACTGATCTTGATTTTTCTTATAATGTACTAAGCTCATATCAGGATTCTAATAACGATTCCATATTATATTCTCAAAAGCTTACTGATATTGCGTTACAGGAAAGAAGGGATGCAGAATCAGAGGGGAGAGAAACAAAGTTTAAATTAGATAATAGGTTTTTAGATGAGGAGGTTATTATAAAGAAGCTTAAAACCTGCGATATTTTATTGTCATCCGTAGCTCAAATTATAGCTCCTTCAGTTTCAGGCTCTTCAAGATTCCTTATGAGAGCGGCAAGACCGGTTATAGTAACAGACATATATCACTATTCAGATGTGCCAGATGATACTTTTATTAAGATCCATCCAACTATGCCACCTAAACAATTTGAATGGGCGGTTAAAAAGATTATGAAAGACTACAATGGATATATAAATAGGATTAAGAAATATACTAAAAAGACAAGCTGGAAAGTAACCGCAGATAAACACTTTAAACTTTATAAAAAAATATATGAAACAACAATTAATAGTTAGAGGCTTTTATGGTCGTGGTAATTGTGGAGATGAGGCTATATTACAGGCTATTTATGAAGCATTTAGTGATAAGTATGATATATGTGCGGTTACAGATCTCTTTGATATTAATTTAGATCTAGTCAGGACAATGTACCCTTACAATAAATGTAGACTTGAACATTGTGAAAATAGAAGTCTGTTCGCTGAAAAGAGGCCAGAGGGAGGGAAAAGAAATATAGGATTCTTATTAGGTGGCGGAGGATTAGGATCAGGATTCGGGTTTAATCTTTATGTAGTAGCTAAACGATATGGGCTAAAAGTAATCCACGCAGGAACACATATTGACGGGGCTTTTTTTAAAGGAATACAAAAAAACAATGCGCCTGTAAGTGGGATAACTGATATGTCAGCTTTTTGTCCAATAATAGATAATCGGAAAGAAGTAGATCATGTTTATAATAATCAAATGAAAGGGATATTAGAGATGGCTGATTATACTGCTGTTCGCAATTCTACTTCAATAAAGATATGCGATAAGATCGGAGTTAAAGGAGTTAAGTTAATGCCAGATTGGGTTTTTGGATTAAAGAAAAATAACTCCGAACATATCAAATATGATAATAGGCGGATGCTTGTAACTGTTAGAGAATACAACAGTAAATTCGCTAATGCTCATGGTCTTAGAATTTGGGAAAAGAAAATAATTAAATACGCAAAGAAACTAGGGATGTATATTAAATATATGCCTTATTGCAAACAGGATATGGAATACCTTAGGATGTCAGGGATAAATATTGAAGGGAAAGTAATAGATGACGTTTATTGGAATCCTAAAGAAATGAAAGAGTATGTAGCGAAAAGCGGAATGGTTGTAACTCTTGGGAGATTCCATCCAATAGTATTTGCTATAAGCGAAGGAACTCCTATTATAAGTATTGATTATAATTTCACTAATTACTTAAATAAAGGAGCTGTACTATTAAACGATTCAAGATTAGGAGAATTCAGGTTTGATAAATTAGATGAGGAAAAGGATTGCTATGACACTTTTAAAAAAGCTGTGACTGATAGGAATATAGCTACAATCGCAAGTATAGGACAAACTAATCGTAAGTTAGTTGAGAAAATGAAGAATGAAATATTATCAATCTTAACCAAATAAAATATGATACTTAAATGCTCAGAATGCGACCAAACAGTCGCTAAAGTAACGCAAGGTGGATTAGTAAGGATCACCAGGAAAGGGAATCTAATATTGGTTCACGGTGAATCGTATAGAGTAGTTATGAGCTGTCCTAGATGTGGCTATGAAAATGTAATTGAAACTAAGGATCGTGAATTATTAAAGGAAGGACTTAAATTAGAAGAAGAAATGAAAAAAGAAGAAAAAAAGCCAGAGGAAAAAGAGGAAGAAGAAAAAAAGGAAGATCCTAAAAAAGAAGAAAAGGAGGAAGATAAAGAGGAGAAAAAATAATTTAATATTCTTTAATTAAAAAATATGGAAGATCAAGAAACAAAATTAGTAGACAGTCAAGACAATTCTGCTAATAAAAAAACAGATGTTGATCCTTTAGCGGAAGTGATAGAAAATGAGAGTGTAGAAGCCGAAAAAGCTGAAAAAGAAGCCAATACTGAAAAGGCCAAACCAGTTGGAGTACAACCTGCAAAAGGGGGGGAGAAGTCTAAGTCTGATCCAGTAGTAGTGAAGAAAAGTAAAGAATACTCGCAAAGAGAGTTTGCAGATGCTATACTGGAGCTAGAAAGAAACAAGTCAAACGAATGTAATGCGAAGGGCGACTTAAAATATACTCCAAGAGGAGCAACTGGGAAGTTATCAAGATATGATGATTTCCAAAGAGATCCTGATACTAATAAGACTAGATTTGAAAGAGAGTTTATAAAATTAGTTAAACAGGACAGATTAGTTGATGTGGATCTTACAAAGAAGTTTCTTAGAATGTACGGTCACAGGGTATAGAACTACAATGTTCGCTGGTCATAATTGACTAATTCATAATATTGGATTGGTATATTTTTTAATTCCAAGATATGAGAACAAAGAAAAAAGCAATAAAACAAAGCAATCTTACAGATAGTTTTGAATGTATCGCTGAAATGGGTATTGATGCCCATAACGATATTACTCTCGCAGAAGGAATAAACCTTCAAGCTCTTAAAGAGGGTGACAAAGATCCGATGTTTGTAACTGTTAGGGTTCTTAGTGAAACGATTTCAAATAACAACAACCGTTATACTAAGGAAGTTTTGGAAAGTGTGAAGAACCAGATATTGTCTAAGATGCCAGATGGCTATTTAGGACATTTGTCTGAGGCTGATCGCTCCACCAAATACCCAGACCCGCAAACTCTTTGGATAGGTGCAGATTTAGTAACAGAAGCTAATGGCAAAACCTCGGTTATTGCTAAAGGCTATGTCCTACCTGATGCTAAAATTCGTACATACCTGAAGAAAGCAGCACTAGCAAAAAAGAAGATCAGCGTTTCAATCTACGGGCAAGCGAATCGCCTTTTTAACCGCACAGAAAAATGCTACGACATCAAGACTCTTGATTTAGAAAGCATTGATTGGGCCAGGTCTGGCTCTCAGGGGGTTAAAGATGCAAACCTTTTAGCCATAACGCAAGAAACTATGAAGACACACCAAGATCATATCGCAAGTGCAACTATGGAAGAACTTGAGGAGTTTAATTCTGATTTAATTCAGGAGATCTCTGAAAGTGTTAAAGGTGAAACTGTTAAAGAAATGAAAACAGAATCATCAAAGGAAGTTAAAACCCTTAAAAGCACTATCAAAGAAATCACTGAAGAATTAGGAGAAAGCCCGCTTGAGAAAGTTGCAGAAATGCGTGGAGAACTTGAAGGTGTTTCAGCTCGTCTTTCCGAAAGTGTGCTAATTAGTGAACTCTCTAATAGAGTTTCTAATGTAACCGCTAGAAAGCTATTACAGTCAATGTCATTACAAGAAATGGCTAATGTAGAATTGTCTGATGACGATATTACAGAAGCTAAAGAAAAAGTAATCACATTATCTGAAATGAAAGCTTTAAAAGCAGTTAGTACAGTTTTAGAATCAGATGAGGCTAAGGGAATTATTAAAGAGATGACCAAAACACGGTCTATTTCTCCGATAAAACCTAAAGCAGAAGCATCAAAAAGATCTTTCACCAAAACTGTTTAACTTTTAATTTTTAATACTTACATTTATGACAGTAACACAACCAAATGACGTTAAACGGAGTGATGGAAAAGCCGTTGTCATTGAATCCACAAGTCCTTTTGATAAGGGTCACCTTGTTAGAAAGGGATTTGGGATCACTAGCGATTGGTACGGATTCGCTTGTCAGGATGCAGCATCAGGCGACAACGTAGCAATCACAATCGCAGCTTATGAATTTGAACTAATCGTTCCTTCAACAGTAACAGGGGACTTCGGAGATATATTGTATTTCGTAGCAGCGACAGGAGTTATCACAGGAGCAGCAGGAGCAACTAATGTTCCTTTTATGAAAGTAACTCTTGAAAAAGATTCAAACGATGTAGTTTGGGGGATCTTATTACCTCAAATTATGGAATGGGCTTAGTATCCTATTTTTTATTTCAATACATTAACTAACTTATTACGCTTATGTTGACAAAACCGGTAGATCAAATTGCAGAAGCGGGTGCGTTAAAGGCTAAAGCCACTCTTAAAGAAATGAAAGAGGGTAATATCAGTGGTCTTGAGATAGCAGAAGGAGTAACACTTAAAGAAATGATCGGTACCGATTCAGGTGCTGAGGAATTTTATGAGAAAGTTAGTCTTGAAGCTTATCAAGTAATTGATCGGCCTGAAAACCATCCATTATATACACCTTTCTATGCAGAAACGGTGGATGCTTCCCTTCCGAAAACTCTAACTATTGAAGAAATGGGTCCATACGGGATCGTTTTCTTAGAACATTTAGAGGGATCAGAAGTAAAATTCGGAACTCTAGAACCAGGACAACAGAAAGTAATCCAAATGACTACTTACGCTGCTGGTCTTGAATACACAGAAGATATGGTTTTATATAACGAGTTCTTCCGTGTAACTGAACAAGCGCAAGCAATGGCTCGTGCTTATATAGCTTTAACTAACTATGGGGCTTTTGAGCCAATCGTTGCTGGAGCTTATACTAAAGTTGCTTTATCTACTATCGCAGAACAGAAAGAAGCTCAGGAAGGATTATTGCCAGGAGAAACACCTGTCGCTCAATTAGTAGAATGGAATACATCAGTTCAACAGACTTTAAGAGATGCTATTTCAATTCTACCTGCTGCAACTTATGTTTTATGTAATAGTGGAGATCGTATTTATGTAGAAGATGCTTTAGCAGGAGCTATGCTTCCTGATTTACGCCCTTCTGCTGTTAAAAGACAGCTACTTCCTGAGAATATTATTACTTGGGATGGGTTCAAATCAAGAGTAGGAGCTAAGACTTATGAATTCCCTGGAATTACATCAGGAACTATTTTCTTAGTTTCAGGTGCGAAAACTAACTTTAAATTGTACTGGAAGCAAAAACTTACAATTACTCAAGCGGATGGCGATATGTCACGTTTGATTCTTTCACAAGTTATTGCGAGATTCAGATTAGCTGGATATGCAGCTATTGGAGGACAAGATGGCGCAGTAAAGATCGGAGTAACATCTCCGTAATGAGCCGATTGCACTTCATAACTGGGGAGTGGGAGGTCCACTCCTGCTCCCCTTTTATAAATTAAACTAATTACTATGAATTTATACAGAGCTTTGGGCGATTCAGAAGATGATGACGATAATCAAACTGGGATGAATGCAACTTATTATTATGAGATGTTGGCATTCTTTAGTGAAGTTGGAGGAGATGATGATGAAGGAGGAGATGCTAGATTGACATATATAAATGATCAAAATCAATTATTCTTATATCTTAAGGATGTTGAACTTAATACAGCTACAATGTCAGGAAATATCAAAATAGATGATGTCGCTGTTGTAGATGGTGATTTAGCAGGATCTTATAGTGAAGAAACAGGATTATCTACAATTCAAATGTCAAATGTTATGTCAGTTAATGACTCAACAGACGTTTCTTTTGTTGGATTAAAAGATACAGAAGGAAATTTTATTTATTCAAGCCTTGCTGTTGGGATCAATTTTGAAGAGGTTGGAACTTGGTACGAAACTTGGGAAGCAGATGATGGTCCTCCTTTTATAACTGATGGAGATATAGCATCATGGGTTATTTCGTTTGTATCAGATCCAACTAAAACTTATAATTCAGGGGGAGATATCCCAGAAATATTTGAATCATTATTATTCCCTTATGCTGATATAATGTGGGAATTTCAAGGATTAATGGGTGATAGTATGCACGATGATTTAGAAGGATCAGAAATGCTTTATGCAGGAGATGAAACTAAGCTTTATACAATGATCCAAAGAATGATTAAACAAAAGTTGGCATTAAGAAATTAATATTATTTGTATGTTAAAAGATCAAATATTAAAATCAGATGATGATGGTGGGCCAGTAGGATAAAGTGGGACTCCTTTAGGAGATGGATATGATGATTGGCATCCTTTATATGCCGGAGATATGACTAAGTACATGACAACATTTAACTTAATGATAAGAAAATTAACTAAGAAAAAATAATATGGTTATTAACTTTATTGGCGGGTTCGGAACTTCTTATGGTTACGGGTCAGCTACTGAAAATCTAGCAATCGCATTAGAAAAGACAGGAATAGATGTCCGTCTTTTGCGAATAACAGGAGAAAAGGCATTGGGATCATTAGAAGATATGACTCCTGATGGAACTAAGTTAGTTAAAAAGCCGTTTAAGAAATCTGATGTAGCAATAATTGTCGGACACCCACCGTTCTTTCACAATATACAGGATTATAAATATCGTATTGGTTATACGATGTTTGAGAGCGACAAGCTCCCTGATAAGACTAGCAAGAATCCTGATTGGGTTGCGGAGTGCAATAAACTGACTCGGCTTTGGGTGCCATCTAAATCTTCCAAAGACTTATACCAGAAGTCAGGAGTTAAGATCCCCATTGATATTGTAAGGAATGGTGTAGATCCTAGATTTTTTCCTTATTTTGAAAGACCAAAAAGAGATGTATTCACTTTCCTTTCCTATGGAATTTTGACAGTTAGAAAGAATCCAGGAAAAATATTAAGTGCTTTCCTTTATTTATTTAAAGATAATCCTGATGTTCACTTAATCTTAAAGACTCAAAGCGGAACATTGGGGCATTTACAGTTAGCAGAAAAGAACATCACTATTATTGATCGCAAGTATAAACACGAAGATCTATTGGAATTAATTAATAGTTCTGATGCTTTCGTTTTCCCTTCAAGAGGAGAAGGCTTTGGATTACCTCCTATTGAGGCTATGTCTACTGGACTTCCAACAATAGTAAGTGCAAATAGTGGAATGTTAGAATATTGTGATGGGGAATATAATTTCCCTTTACCTTGTTTAACTAAAACAAAGACAACTCATATTCCTAAACATTGGGGAGATATTGGTTATTGGGATGAACCTGATTATGGAATGTTAAAAGCTTCAATGAAATTCCTATATGACAATAAAGATTATGGGAAAAAGATCGGGAAGAAAGGATCTGAATGGGTGCAGAATAATTTTAGTTGGAATAATGCAGGTCAAACTGCAAAGCATATTTTAGAAGAAATGATTAAATAATAATACTATGGCAATTTTACCTTATACAGATATTGAGAAAGTAAGACTCTATATTATGGATGGATCTGTAAGTGTTCCAACAGAAGTTAGAGCATTTAGTGATGATGAGCTTGAAACCTTTTTATCTTGGAATTCAGGTAGTATAAAAGAAACATCACTTTATTGTTTAGATAGATTAATAATCCAGGCTGCTAAAAGATTTGATTACTCTCAGGGCGAAACTAAAGTTATGTATAGTAAAGTTGTCGCACAGATGCAATCACAAAGGGATAGGATCGCAGAAGCCGTTGATGTTGATGATCCTACTGGGGGAATGGTTATCGCTAAAGTAGAAACTAATGTCTTTGATAATCTAAAGGGGAGTGGAGATACTTTAATGTCAGCAGACAAGATTCTTTCTGCTGAATAATCCTTAATTTTAACAATATGGATGGAGAAGAAAACATATTTTCAAAAGCTTATGGAGCGGTTAAGTTAATAAGAAACAGATGCGTAAATTATTCTTTTACTATTGAAGATAATGATGCCCATGATTTTCAAATACCTATAAAGAATAATGATAATTGTAGCGTAGGCGTGTTTATAGTAGGGGGCGATGTAGTAGAAGCTTCTTATTATGCAAGTAACCAAGATGTGAAGGGGATAAATAATGTTGATTCAGATAGATGGATTAATGTTCATTATGCTTTAACTAATGAAGCTGGGCCAATGACAAATGCTTTAGCTCCGTTTGATCAGATGAATTATATTGACACATCAATTTCAAATAATTATTTAGTTTTAAGAGCGCAAAGGACATCAGGAACAAGTGACACAACTGTTGTCACAGTAGATATTAAGTATTGGTAAAATAATCTTTTATATATGGCTAGTACATCAACAACGACATCAAATAAAGGAGGTGGAGGCGGAACTGGAATCACTTTTGATCCAGGGATGGCTAATGGCGATTTAGGTAAAAAACTGGCGAATACTTTAGAGAAAGTGACAGGAATACCAGAATCATTAATTGTAGCGAACCACGCTTTGACATCTTTCACAAATGATGCAGGAGTTCAAGAAAAAGGAGTTTCTTTAGTAAACTTCAATCTTAACTGGGCTTATAATAGAAACACAGACGATCCAGGCTCACAGGAGATCGCTCCAATGGAGAACTGGATTAATCCGATACTAGCTTCATTGAGAACTCAAGCGGTTGTAATGGCACCAGCTATGACTATTTCAACTGTCTTTACCTTTTCTGGGATAGGAGATGATGGGACTGTATTAGCAGGAACATCTACTGTCTATTTTAGATCTAAAAGATATTGGGGAATAAGCGGATCAGTATTAACAACAGATGCACAAGTTTTAGCTGCTTTATCAGGAGAATTTGGTACTTCAAAGGCGGTGACTAAAACCTTTGATGCGAGTGCAGGAAGCCAGTATTTATATTTTTGTTATCCTACTACTTGGGGTGCGCCTTCTGGTACTCTATTTGGAGGGTTTGAATTTTCAGATTATGCTCAATCAACAATAGTAAACTTCACTAATGCAAGTGGACACTCAGAAGATTATTATTTACTAAGAACAAATAATACTTATAACGGAGCAAGCTTGAGTTGGGGAGTTTATTAATAAATAAATAAAATATGACATTAATAGCAGGAACAAATATAGCAGCACCAATAGTTCCTTATGATACAGCGGATAATCAAGCTACTCATAGAGATATATATGGGCAAGGTGGTTTAAGAACAGTAGCGGATCAAACTGCTTTGTTGGCTATAAAATCAAATAGGTGTGTAGTCGGGATGTTAGTTTATAGAATAGACAATGATACTTATTATAAATTAAAATCTGGTTATAGCGATCCTTTATTAATAGGAGATTTTGAAGCTTTCGGAGGGGGAGGAGCGGAAGAATGGGTTATGCCTCCGGCTGATGATTGGTATGATCCAACTGGTGGATTGCCAGTAGCTCCTACTATTGGTGATAGATATATTGCTGAAAATACTGGGAATGGTTGGACACAAGATTATGTTTATGAATGGGATGGCAGTAATTGGATAGAATATCCACCAGAAGAAGGTTGGATGATCTGGATGTTATTTGAACTCATATTTTATGTTTTCTTTTCTGGAGGTTGGATGGAAGTTGGAGCAGAATCATTCCTTAAGTTAGATGGTTCAAATGCTAATTCTAATATAGATATTGGAGCTTATGACTTTGCAACGACTGGTGCAATAGCTGGTGGTGCAATAACAGGAACAACATTTAATGCAGGAACATTATCTGGAAATAATAGTGGAGATCAGACTATCAATGGAGAAACAGGAACATCAATAACATTAACAACTGGCGACATTGGGGAAGATACAGACAAGAATTATGTTAGTGATGCGGAATTGGTTGTTTTACAAGCTACGTCTGGTTCAAATACAGGCGATCAAGATTTATCAGCGTTAGCTCTTAAAACAAATGTTTTAGAATTAGATAATGTAAGCGTATTTACGCCAGATGCAGATTACGAGCCAGCAACGAAAAAGTATGTTGACGATAATATCCCATCAGGAGTTATTTCTTTTGAAGGGGGAACGGCAAATGGATCAATATTAAAAAAGAAAAGTGATACTGAGATGGAAGCAGTAACAGGAATATCAGAGCTTCTTATTGTTTCAGCCCACTCTTTAGCCACTTTTGTTCATACAGCAGGAATCCAAGAGAAAGGAGAAACGCTTAATGCCTTTAACCTTAATTGGACTTATAATAGGAATGGAGATGATCCTACTTCACAAGAAATTGATAATGGAATTGGAGTGTTAGCAGTAGCTTTGAGAACCTATGCCGTATCAGGCGCAGGGTTGACCACAGACACGACTTACCAAATAGATGCAATAGGAGATGACACAAACCCTTCAAGCCGCACAGCGACCGTTTACTTTAGAAATAAGAGGTATTGGGGAGCTAGTGCAACTGTTTTAAATGCTTCAAGTACAGGGGCGCAAGTAAGAAGTGCTTTGTCAGGAGATGAGTTTGGGACTTCTATTGGCGTAACTAAGACATTTGATGCTAGTGGAAATGAGCCAGATGGTAAATTCCTTTATTATTGTTATCCAACATCTTGGGGATTACCTAGTACATCAAAAGTTGGTGGATTGGATTATAGCGATTATACTTCATATACAATTACCGCCTTTGAAAATGCTAGTGCGCATACGGAAAATTATTATTTACTTGTTTCAAATAGCGCACAAAATGGAGCAGCCATTACTTGGCAAATCGGATAATTTAACTTTAATTTAATATGGCAGCAATATCGGGAACAAATCTAGCAGCAGGAATAGTGCCGTTCACAACGGATGATAACTTCCCTACCCACGAAGATATTTATGGTAAAGGTGGATTAGTTGTCGTAGATGATGAGGCTGAAATGCTTGCTACTAAAACAAGTAGATTAAAAGAGGGAATGTTATTTTATGACATTGATGCTGGTAATTATTACAAATTAAATGGATCTTGGAGTACGCCACTTGTTATAGGTGATTTTTCAGAATTTGATTTTGTGGAAAGTGTAAATGGAGAAACCGGTACAGTAGTATTAACAACTGGTGATATTGCAGAAGATGCAGATCATAATTACGTTACAGATGCACAACAGACAGTTCTCGGTAATACTTCAGGAACTAATACAGGAGATTTAATAGCAAGGAGGGGAGAAATGTATATAGATGAATTGGTTGTTGATCCTGTAACGATTGATTTTGATTACCCATTTTTATTTGATGGGCTTAATAATAATTCAGTTTCAGGAATTACTTCATATGTAGGAGCAAGGGGATCTTTTACAGCAGTTGTAACAGATGGAGGAAATGCTAAATTTACAACAAGTTCTGCTCATCCATTAGAAACTGGTGATATGTGCTATATAACAGATGGTCCTTATGTCGGGACTTTTGAAGTTTTAACAGTAGCAGATACAACTCATTTTACTTTAGATATTGCTTATGCTTCCAATGAATCGGGAACTTATGTAAGGGGAGCATATTTTGAATGTGATAAAACTGGCGTTTATGAAATTTCTTATGGATTAATGGGGGCTACTGGTAGTGGATGGGTGATACACTTTGAATTCGGATTATTTATTAACAATACATATTTAGACAGGAGTCTGCTTTCATGGGATAAAAATTCTTATAGAACAAGAGGATGTAAAACAATACTTTTATCGTTAAGTGAAGATGATAAGGTTTGGCTAACAGCAGAACAGAAAACAGATGTTGCTACTGGAACAGCAGCGAGTGTTACAGATTTCAATATTATCCTTAAAAAAATAATTTAATATGCCAGCAAAAATAGCAAAGTACGTCTTAAATGAAGAACTATATAATACTGATACCGATATTATAATTGAAGATCAGATGGAAACTATTATCGTACAAAGAAGAGCATCAACAGGAAATGGATTTAATATTGAATTAGGAGATTATACAAATGTCGGAAGTATTACAGGAAGAGTTGATAACATATCAGCCATTGGTGACTCAAGATATAAAAGGATTCTGTCAATAGTAGGAGATGTAAAGACAATAGAAAATCGGTTTGTTGGAATAACTAAAGATGCAGGGATCGGAGTTTATATAGGCGATATATGGTTATATCAATCAACTAAATATTTTGTGGAGAAGTTTATAACTCAAGGTCAGTTAAAATCAGAAGTTATATTAAGATTATTTACACCAGGACAATTATGAATTTAACATCACGACAAGCAGTTAAATTATTAGGAACTAAGCTAAATGGTTTCAATGAAAAAGTGCAGAAGTTAGCAGCGTTTGAAGCGATTAGGATAGAAAGCCACGCTAAACAAAACGCTCCCTGGCAAGATCGGACAGGTAATGCAAGGAATACAACCTACTCATTTTCAGAAGTAATTGGAAACGAAACATATATATACACAGGGATCGGAGTAAGTTATGGAGTG